GGTCTACTGTAGTCAGCAAACGAGTGGGGTATATAGTAACAGTGCGTGGGAGTAATGTGAACACCAGGCTCATCAGAGAGCTGGTGGTTAGAGTCAGTGACGACATGGGGACGGATGCCGTAGGATTTGAACAATGAGATGAGATCGCGCTGGGTGAGGCCAATGAAAGCATTCTGCTGGCGACGTGACAAACGGGGCAAGACCAGGCGGGCGACAGAGCGGGCGCAATCAGTCGCTGCGGAGTAGATGCGACGTTTGATGCGGCTGTTTCTATCGGTGCGGAAGAAGAACTCCGATCGCTGTAAAGAGGCAGAGAAACGCATGATAATGTCGATCTGCTCTGGCACGAAATCAGTGTAGCGCTGAGTGACTGCATGCTCCAACCAACGATATTCGGTTTCGGAGTAATCAGTGGCGCGGCTGAGATGACTGAGATACAATTCGCGAGTGGTGACATCTTCGGCTTCAGGTCGCGTGAGGTGTCGCATGGTGCTACGCATGGGGTCCACTAGGAGGCGATGTCCGTCAAAGAAACGCCCGGCGTGGTAAAACGCCAGGTCAGTATCGATGGTGAACTTGACCTGCCGAATGCATTGAAGGCGAGCCAAGGCATGGAAATCGTGCTGCACAGGGTAAAGCGAAGTGTCATCACCTTTGATTATGCCGGCAGCGTGTCGCAGATGTTTGTAGGTACAGGCGAGAGTCATGCCATTTTGGCAAATGTTAGCCAACAACGTGAAAGGGTCACCCGACGGCAGATTGAAGCAAATGGTGCCAGAATACAAATGCGGCGCCAGGGACGAGACGCGATACTGGCTGCGCACAGTGAAGTACTCTTCACAAACGTCGGCAGGCAGACCAAGGTATTCAAGCAGCATGCAAAACGCCAGGACGTGGACGGCGGTATGACTCGAATCTTGTTTTTCGATGTCAATCTGCATGTTCTCACCAGCGAAGGCGCCGGCAAGTCCGCGAGCACGAAGTACAGCGGAAAGCTCGTCATCGGAGTAGCCGATGTCTACCACGAAGTCTTCGCGGAAGAAGTCACGGATTTTCTCAAACGCTATCGAGGCATGCGGCCCGAGATGGGCGCCGTAAAAGGGCGAATCTGCAACGATCCCTTGACCTTTGATCTGGGTCCTTGGATCTTGGCCAGTTTTGTGCACCTTAACCTGGGTCTTCAG